AATCCGATGTATAATAAGGGTATGAAAAACACACACCTGGAACACCTGGAAGACGAGATCCTCAACCGTGGCAGTGCGGGTGCCGAGGATGTCATTTCAGTTCTTCAGTCAGCAGATGACATTCTGACTGGTAAGTCCAACGATCTTGGTATCACCACCAAGTGGGATGGTGCTCCTGCTGTTGTCTGTGGCACCTGTCCTCAGACTGGTAAGTTCTTTGTTGGCACCAAGTCTGTCTTCAACAAGACCACCCCTAAGATCTGCTACACAGAATCAGATATTGATCAGTGGTATCAGGGTGCTCTGGCATCCAAACTCAAGACCTGTCTTCAGTATCTGTCGCAACTGCGCATCATTGGTATTGTGCAGGGTGATCTTCTGTTCACTGACGATGTGATTCCTGGTGTCATCGGCAAGAACAAGGTTCTTACTTTCACCCCTAACACCATCACCTACACTGTACCTGTTGGTTCTGAAGCTGCTAATCAAATCATGGTAGCAAAGATGGGTATTGTGTTCCACACTACTTACATTGGTCCTTCTATTCAGACTGCCGAGGTTGTTATTGGCACCCCTGACATCCGTGGTTCTGAAGATGTGTTCGTTGCTAGTGCCAAGTTTGATGGATACGTGAAAGTATCTGATGCTCAGATTCGTCACTATCGAGCACTGGTCAATCGTGCTGCTGGTTCTATCAAGCAAGCATCTAACTTCCTGGACATCTTCAATTCTGGTGAGTCTAGGTTTGTCATGGCAGCCATGTTCAAACAGTTCTTCAACCAGGTGGTTCGTAAGGGATACATTGTCCGCAGCACTAAGTATGTTGCCTCAGAATTTGCTAACTTCTATGCTTCTAAGATGGAAAGTGAGATCCAGTCTAAGAAGTCCGATGCGGCAAAGGCTAAATATTTACGGATGAAAACAGATGGACTTAAGTTCATCATAGCAAATGAACGTGCTATCTATTTTACGGTAGCATCTTACCTCAACATTCGATCTGCTAAAAAGTTTGTCATCGACCAACTTAATAGTGGTGGCACTATCGGCACTTACACAAGGTCCAAGAAAGGGTATCAACGTACTACCCCTGAAGGTTTTGTTCTCGTCAAGTCTGGTGGTGCTTATAAATTTGTTGATGACAACTTCCGCCGTGCTAATGTCACCGTTGTGAAAAACTGGGATAAATGAAGAGTTTTACTAGATTCCTTTCAGAAACAGTTAGTCAAGCAGCCACCCAAGCCAAGAGATTAGGTCTCAAAGGTGATGGTCATGGTGGGTGGACTAACGCTCAGGGTTCAACCGTTGCCAGAACTGTCGATGGTAAGTTGGTTTTTTCTAGTGGTAGGAGACCGTCAACAGGAACTGACCCAGAAAAACCAGGTGCTGCTGCAAGACAAGCAGTTCCCGATGAAGCACCTGCTGCTCAAGGAGGAGAACAACCACAGCAGCAAGAACCAGAACCAGAGCAGGAAGTTGAGAAGACTAGAGGTACAGTTACTCTTGGTTTCGGTCGTTTCAATCCACCAACTGCCGGACACGAAAAACTGTTAGATAAGATTCAAGATACTGCAGAGGGTGAACAGTATTATGTTTACCCATCCCATAGTCAGGATGCCAAGAAGAATCCATTAGATCCTGAGACTAAGGTGCAGTTCATGAAGCAGATGTTCCCTGCTCATGCCAGTTCGATTGTGCATGATTCATCGATTAGAACTATTTTAGATGCATTGAAGCAAGCTGATGTCGAAGGATATGCCTCTGTCAATATCGTTGTTGGTTCTGACAGACAGAAAGAATTTGAGAACCTCGCAAACAAATACAACGGTCAACTCTATAATTTTGACCAGATTAACGTCATCTCTGCAGGGGAACGGGATCCCGATGCTGAAGGGGTCGAGGGTATGTCTGCTTCGAAACTTAGAAAGTTAGTTGCAGATGGTGATGCAGAGGGATTTGCTGCTGGTTTACCTCAAGGTGTGAAACCAGATCTGGCAAAGAAACTATATGCTACTCTTGCCAAGAGCATGTCTGTCAAGGCAGAGACCTGGGAGATTGCTCCTAAGTTTGATTGGAAGAACCTGCGTGAGAATTATATTGCGGGTAGAGTATTCAATGTTGGTGCTCTGGTTGAGAGTCTGAATACTGGAATGATTGGTAGAGTTATTCGTAAGGGTGCTAACCACATCATTGCCGTCACCAAGGAAGGACTGATGTTCAAGTCCTGGATTCGTGATCTCACAGAAACATTTACAGACAAGTCTGGTGTACCTGCATCTCAACGTGGAATGGGAACAGATTCATATCGTAACTATGTTACTGGATTATCAGCAGAAGCAAAACTTAAGTCTCTGATAAATAGAAACAAGAAATAAATCTAAGTAAGATGTCTGATAGTTTTATTCAGGAAAATTCTGAACTCATCATGCTGCGTGCGATGTCTAACGTCTTCGTTGAGAAGATGGATCCCGTAGGGAAAGAAGATGGTGATGTAGATAATGATGGTGATAAGGATAAGTCTGATAAGTATCTGCTGAAGCGTCGTAAGGCAATCGGTGATGCAATCTCGCGTAAAAAAAAAGTAACGGAGGGTGTGGTTGCGACCACTGATGAGGACGAGAAAGAAGTAACTGAGAAGAACGTAAAGAATAAGGTTGTCATCAATCCTGAAATGAAGGAAGGATATGATAAGCCTGACGAGAAGTTAAAGACTGATCGTGATATGTTTAATGTTCCTAAGGCTGATCAGAATGCAGCACGTAAGAGAATTCTTGCTAAGGCATTAGCAAAGAGAAAGGAAAAGGGTATTAAGGAAGCAACCTATCCTTCAGACTTTAGGAATCCTGATGGTTCTAAGAGAGCTGTTGCCAGGAAAAAGGATGGTATGCCTAAGCAACATGACGAGCCCACAAGGGGTGGTCGTAGAAAGACTGTTGACGAATAGTTAAAAAAACATTATTGATGCTATATAATGATGAATATATTCGGTGAAAGTTATGTTAGCATTTCTACTTCCCTTAGCATCTAAGATTGTTGATGCTGCGATTTCTAAGATTCCTGATGATGCGGAACTTGGTGAAAAGTTGATTGAAATCTGCCTGCACATTCTTGGCAAAGCTGTAAAGCTGACCAAAACTGATGCAGATGATAAGCTCCTTGAGGCTGTTGCTTCTGCTATCAAAAATCGGGAATGATTCCCTAGTATAAATAATCTGTAGATAAAACGTAATTGCGAGTTAAGACATGGCTCTCTGGGGTAACGACGCAAACATCCAGACTTTTGGAACGATCACCATTTCCGGTAATACTATCACTGGTACTGGCACAACCTTTACTACTGATGTAGAAGTTGGACAGGTCATCCGAATGGGTGTGCGAGGAGGAGTTGGAACATATTATGGTGACGCAGTAATCACAGCTGTTGCCAGTAATACTTCCTTGACTGTTGGTTCAACTGCTGGTTTGAACCCTGCTGCATTTGGTGCTGGTAGCACCAGTTATGTGGTTGATGAGTCTCCAAAATCTGCGGTTTTGGATCACATGTATAGTCAGAAGCATGATACTGAACCGTCATATAGAACGATTGCAGAAGCAACTGCCAGTGAGACCGTTGCCATTGGTACTCAAGCAATTGGAATCAATGAGTCTGTTGCCACTCTGAATCTGACTGTTGGTGGACATTCAAGACAAGTTCTTGTTCACGATGGTGATGTTATTCTCCTTGCTGGTGTCGGTACTGCACTTGCTAGCATCGACCAGACTGCTGGTGTTGGAACAAGTGTTCTCTCAGTTGTAGCACCTCCTGGTGTTTCTGGTGGTGACACTGTTGATGTTGAAGTTGGTGGTATTGATGTTTCGGCAACGATCTCTAGTATCGGTTCTACAACCGTAAGTCTTGCCTCTACTATTTCCTCTGCTATTTCTGCAGGCACTCAACTGAACTTTGGAAGTGACAACGTTATCTCTCTCGCATCTGGTCTGACTGCTCAGATCACTGCTGCTGATAACCTTGAATTCCAAGCACTTGCTGGTGGATACGATAGAATTGTCTATGGCATCTCCACTTCTACCTCTGGCAATGATACCCAGTATCAGGGTGTCGGTCACCAAGGATGGGTTGGTGTTACTACATACATTGATATGCACGGTAACTTGAGAGTCAAGAAAGAAACTCTGGTTGCTATGTCTGGAATCTCCACTGGTGAGTTCGGTATCAACTATCCAACTGATGTCTGATATGATGTAAATGAGATTTAATGAATTGAACGATAATAACTATCTCCTTTTTGCTATTAAAAATTACGAAAATCCTCAGGCAATTACGAAGGAAGACTTTGAAGACGACTTGAAGCGTATCAAGTACGTCAAGAGGTTGTTAAAGAGATATAAGAACACGGGTGAATTGAGAACACATTTGATTCTCAATCACCTGATTGTTCTTTTCAATGTATTTGGTGATGCTACAGTCCCTTTATTATTCTTCAAACTAGATGAAGAGTTATGGTCCTCTGTGAAATCATTCTTGATGTTCTTGAAGAGAATTCCTGAACTTCCAAAGTCTGATCTCGATCTTATTATTGAGGATGACTATTGTTTAGAACAGTTAAAATTGATCTAATGGATAATCGTCTGCAAAAGATAATCAATTATTTTCATGAAGATGCTGGTATGGCAATGCCAGCAAACAATGCGAGTTCGGGTAATATTGCAGGTCTTCCACCAGATCAACCCCCAGTAAAAAAGAGGAAGAGATATATCTACTCTGGCAGAGGGTCGAGAAAATTCTGGATGACAAATAGGAAAAATGGATGACAATGCTGGTGTAAATGCTGCTATACTAGAGAGATTGGAGAGAGTAGTAGAATCTCTACAGGATAACTCTGTAAAGATGGGTCAACTCCTTGCTGTTCATAACGAGAAATTAGATAAACAAGATAGAATCGATGCTGTACTCTTTGAGAAAGTAGAGTCAGTACATAGAGAAGTTAATCGCAGAGCAGATGAAATAAAGAAAGGTTGTGAACGTGATATAATGAAAATTGATGAGAGACTTAGACTCATGGAGAAAAAGATGTGGTCTATTTTTGGTGCTCTCACTGTGGTATCTTTTATGGTCAGTGTGCCAGGTCAGAAACTGGTACAGAATTTCTTGACTCCACAACCTCTGCAGGGTATAATTACACCAGGTAGTGCTTTGGTAAATGAATCTAGTAGATTCTAAGTATATTGGTTTAATTTCTTCCAGACTAGAAAAATTTAAACGAGTTAAAGCAGGTCTATACAACTGCCGATGTCCTATCTGTGGTGACTCACAGAAGAATAAAAGTAAGGCAAGAGGCTACATATACACCATGAAAAATGGTGCTAATTACAAGTGCCACAACTGTGGTGCTTCAATGACTCTTGGTAATTTTATCAAGCAACTTGATGTGACAATGCATAAAGCATATGTCATGGATAGGTTTAAGGATGGTAAATCTGGAAAGGGATCTTATGTTGAAGAACCTAAGTTTAATTTTAAGGCACCTACGTTCAAGACCAGTATCGTTCTCCCTCTATGCTCTGAGGTGGAAGCTGGGAGAACCTATCTTGAAAATCGTGGAGTCGATCCCTCAAAGTTTTATTTTGCAGAGAACTTTAAGGGGTTTGTCAATTCGTACAAACAAACGTTTGGATCGGATGTTCGTCAAGAGTCTAGGATTATAATTCCTTTGTATCGAAACAAAAACCTAATTGGTTTTCAGGGAAGATCTCTAGGTCCCAGTAAGGTTAAATATATTACCATCATGTTGGATGAGGATGAACCCAAAATTTTCGGACTTGACGAAATTGATAAAAAACTACCTGTCTATGTGGTCGAAGGACCCTTGGACAGCACTTTCGTTGACAATAGTGTGGCTCTGTGTGGCAGCGACGGTGACGTTCGTTGTCTTGATGAGTGCGATCTCGTTTTTGTTTACGATAACGAGCCCCGTAATCGAGAAATCGTTAGAAGGATTGAAGACTGTATCAGACGAAATCAAAGCGTCGTAATTTGGCCAGACACAATTAAAGACAAGGACATTAATGATATGTTTCTTTCTGGACATAAGGTAATGTCTGTGATAAAATCTAATACATATGTTGGATTAGAAGCTCTGTTGAAATTTAGGAATTGGAAAAAGGTATGAGTAACGGAATCAAGGTAGTCAAGAGAGACGGCAGAGTTGAGTCTCTTGATCTAGACAAGATGCACAAGATGGTCGATGAGGCATGCAAGGGATTGGCAAATGTTTCTGCCTCTCAGGTAGAAATGAAATCTGGTATTCAGTTCTATGATGGTGTTACAACTGAGGCAATTCAAGAGATCCTGATTCGTGCTGCTTCTGATTTGATCGATTTGGATCATCCAAACTATCAGTTTGTAGCAGCAAGACTTCTTCTGTTCTCTTTGAGGAAGAGACTGTGGGGTAGGATGCATGAACCAGTATCACTGCAAGAGCATGTACAGCAGTGTGTTGATAAGGGACTGTATGATGCTGCTATCCTGAGAGATTACTCTGATGAAGACTTTCAGAAGTTTGAATCTTGGATTGATTATGGTCGTGACTATTTGTTTACATATGCTGGATTACGGCAGGTTGTGGATAAATACCTAGTACAGGATAGAAGCACTGGAGAAGTCTATGAGACACCACAGTGCATGTACATGCTGATTGCTGCAACTCTGTTTGCAAAGTATCCTGAAGAGACGAGATTAGATTACGTCCGTAGGTATTACAATGCAATCTCAAAACACAAAATCAACATTCCCACACCTATCATGGCAGGAGTGCGAACTCCACTTAGACAATTTGCTAGCTGTGTTCTTGTTGATGTTGATGACACCCTCGATAGCATCTTTAGTTCTGATATGGCTATCGGCAGGTATGTTGCACAAAGGGCGGGTATCGGCATCAACGCAGGCAGAATCCGTGGCATCAACAGTAAGATCCGCGGGGGAGAAGTTCAACACACAGGTGTTGTACCTTTCCTTAAAAAGTTTGAGTCAACTGTCCGCTGCTGTACACAGAATGGAATTCGTGGTGGCTCAGCAACTGTCCACTTCCCAATCTGGCACCAAGAGATAGAAGATATTATTGTTCTTAAGAACAATAAGGGTACAGAAGATAATCGCGTGAGGAAACTTGATTACTCCATCCAGATTTCAAAACTTTTCTACGAACGTTTCATTACGGATGGAGACATTAGCTTGTTCTCACCGCATGATGTTCCGGGACTCTATGATGCTTTTGGTACTGATTCATTTGATGATCTCTATGTGGGCTATGAACAAGACGACTCTGTTCCTAGGAAAACTATCGGAGCTCAGAAACTCATTCTTGATCTCCTGAAGGAGAGAGCAGAGACAGGTCGTTTGTATATCATGAACATCGACCACTGCAACACTCATAGTTCTTTTGATGATAAGGTTACCATGAGTAACCTGTGCCAAGAGATCACCCTTCCCACAGAACCAGTCGATCACATTGATGATTCGAAAGGTGAGATTGCTCTGTGTATTCTATCTGCCATCAACGTTGGTAAGATTACCAAGTTGGAAGATCTAGAAGAACTCTGTGATCTTGCTGTTCGTGGTCTCGAAGAACTGATCGATTATCAGGATTATCCGGTAGAGGCAGCTGAGAGGAGCACCAAGGCACGTCGATCTCTAGGGGTAGGATTTATTGGTTTGGCACATTACCTTGCTAAGAACGGTGCCAAATATGACTCTCAGGAAGCATACGAATTGGTACATGACCTGACTGAAGTTTTCCAATTCTGTCTTCTTAAGTCATCCTGCCAACTTGCAAAAGAGAAAGGTCCTTGTGAAGGATTTGATCGTACTAAGTATTCTCGTGGTCTACTGCCACTTGATACATATAAGCAGGAAGTTGATGAAATTGTACCGCATAGAGTAAAATATGATTGGGAGTATCTTAGATCGTCTATCCAGTTATGGGGATTACGGCACTCAACACTGTCCGCACAAATGCCATCGGAGAGCAGTTCCGTTGTGTCAAACGCAACCAACGGAATCGAACCACCTAGAGGATACCTGTCCATTAAGAAGTCCAAAAAAGGACCTCTTAAGCAGATTGTTCCACAGTATGCCACACTGAAAAACAACTATACCCTGCTCTGGGATATGGAATCCAATGAGGGTTATATTAAGATTGTTGCTATCATGCAGAAGTTCTTTGACCAGGCTATCAGTGGCAACTGGTCCTATAACCCAGAGAATTATGATGACAATGAGGTTCCCGTTTCGGTCATGGCAAATGATCTTTTGACTACATATAAGTATGGTTGGAAAACCAGCTATTACCAAAACACACACGATTTAAAGTCGGATGAAGTAGACGAGGAATCCAAAGAAAAACTGAATAATTTGTTAGAAACTATTTTAAATTCATCGGAGGAAGATTGTGAGTCTTGTACAATTTAAGACAAACACAGGAGATAATAAGTCAACTGTAAATTCAATGACTGTTTTCAATAAAGAAGACGTTGATGTAAAAAAACAACCGATGTTCTTTGGTAAACCTTTGGGTATCCAGAGGTATGATTCTTACAAATATCCAATTTTTGAAAAGTTAACTCAACAGCAGTTATCTTATTTTTGGAGACCAGAAGAAGTGTCTCTGCAGAAGGACAGATCTGATTATCAGATGTTACGTCCAGAGCAAAAGCACATCTTCACGTCTAATTTAAAATATCAAATCATGCTTGACTCTGTTCAGGGTCGTGGTCCTGGTATGGCTTTCATGCCATACTGTTCCTTGCCTGAACTTGAGGCATGCATGAACGTCTGGGAATTTATGGAGATGATCCATAGCCGTTCCTATACGTACATCATTAAGAATGTGTACCCTAATACTAATGAAGTCTTTGATACTATTCTAAAGGATGAACAAATTTTAGAAAGAGCGACAGCTGTGACAAGTGCATACGATGATTTCATTAATGCAGCCCACCAATTTGATAATTCTAATGAGTGGGTACATGCATTAGAGGGTGTTGATGCAGCACTCACCTCAAGGTATGAACTCAAACGAAAACTTTTCAGAGCCGTTTCCACAGTCAATATCCTGGAAGGAATTAGGTTCTATGTCTCCTTCGCATGCAGCTTTGCTTTTGGAGAGCTTAAGCTTATGGAAGGATCGGCAAAAATTATTAGTCTCATCGCCAGGGATGAGAATCAACACTTGGTAATTACTCAGAACATCCTCAATAACTGGAGAAAGGGTGATGATCCTGAGATGAAGCAGATTATGAAAGAAGAAGAGCAGTGGTTATATCAACAATTTAAAAATACAGTAGATCAAGAACGTCGTTGGGCGGAGTATCTGTTCAAAGAAGGTTCTATGATTGGTTTGAATGACAAACTGCTTTGCCAGTACGTCGAGTGGATTGCTAATCGTAGATTGAAAGCAATCGGATTAGATCCTATCTATGATATTGCTGCTAAGAATAATCCTCTGCCTTGGACACAACACTGGATTTCCTCCAAAGGATTGCAGGTTGCTCCTCAAGAGACTGAGGTTGAGTCCTATGTTGTAGGTGGTATCAAGCAAGATGTCAAAGCAAACACATTCTCAGGATTCAAACTTTGAGTGGGATATTGAAGAGTTAAAAAAAGCATA